TCCGATGACTATTCCTACTCCACACCCAGGATTCCGTGGGCTGTCATTTGGGACGATATCGTATGCCTCACTATCCGTTATCACGAGAATGACACGCTGGCGTCGAAAACAGCCTGTAAATCACCCTAAAAACCTCTCCACCAAGACACGGATATTTGGTTGCATCTACTCCGGGAAATTCGGTACAGAAGTAACAGCGTCTGTCATGGGGAGTTGTCATCACCCTAACATGGTCACCCCACAGCGAGTTATGGGGGAAATGACTGTTTCGAAAAGTTAAATCTGAGGAAAAATCTGAAGAAAGTTGGAGAAACTCTTTGCGGATTCATCAGAATCCACTACCTTTGTAACATCAAAGTAAATCAAATGTCAAATATTAAAACAAATAAGGATATGAAAACGTCACAAGATTTTAACGAAAACTTCAATCAGTACAGTTCAGAGATAGAAAAAGAGATGTCGAACCTCAATCGTATGTTACAGGAGTTTGCTTCTAATGGAGTAGTCGCTCAACAAATCATCAATGACTTGGAACCTGTATTAGCGAAGTTACACCTGACAATCGACTCATTCACTATGAACCGTCCGGACAAAGAGAAAGCCTCTAATCGTGGTCGCCTCAGTCTTCACCTCGTGTCTGACGGAAAGTTCAAGTTCATTCAGTTTCGTGGCTATACTTCACGTGGTGCTGGTAAGAACGAAAGCCGTCTTGACAGTAAAGCCGAAAAGATTTGTGAAACGGTTATGGCTGCTCTTCAGAACCCTGTAAACGAACTCCGCTGTTCAGTCAACCCGTTCAGCCTTGAAGTAAGGGATGAAAAGGAAACAGGTCGTGTGCTGATGGACATCTCATACAACTTCTAAGAGAATAATCGAAGAATTCTTCAAGAAAATTCCGGATGGTTCATTGCTGAGTCATCTGGAATGACTATATTTGTACTGTCAATCAATAAAGAAATGAACAGTATGAAAACAATCAGTCAAATCCAACAAGAGGTTCTCGCCACGGCTCAAGTGACACTTGACGAACTCCAAGCCTCTATCGAAAAGTTCTGGGAACAGGGTTGGGAACGTAACGAGGAAGCGAAAAGAACCTGTCAGACTTCTAAATGGTACGCTGACAATATCTCCAGAGTCATTCGCTCCTACTCTTCGATGAAGAACCTGTACGAGAAAATTCTGTCAGGCGAATATGTAAGCCAACATCAATCTCGCGAGGACGCTGTGGCTGAGGCTACGAAACAACTCGAAAAGAATGAAGAGTCTTTTCCTCGCTCACTCAATCACATCTACCAAACCGCTGTCCGTCGTACCTATTACACGCTCTGTGGCTACACTCATGAGGACGAAATGGTTCACACTCCTGGAGTACGCTATGACCGTCAGCCGGAATACATTCGTAATAAGGAAATACAGGCTTCAGGAGTTCTGAGCATTCACTTCTACTGCGAGTCTCGTGAGAAGTTTTATGCAAAGCGTGACCAAGAGGTACGGCTCACAATCGAACAGGCTACTGCGAAACTGAAATTACAGGTAGAGAAGAAACTCACTCCTATCAAAGACAAGATACAGTCGTTTGACCTCATCTCTTTTAAAGGTCAGCAGGGGAACTATGTAGGCGAGTGGGTGATACGTACTGAAGACGCTCGATACATCTTCAAAACGAGTTGTATCCTGGCTGGTGGCTATAACATACAATGCCTTCACGCTCGGTATATAGCCAATCTTAAACAGGTGAAGAAATAAATCTTGAGGATATCCCGGAAATTCTTCCGGGATTTCTTTGATATGTCGATAGAACCCAGTACATTTGCTCAGTCAATTAAATCAAAGGAGGAATCAAACTATGTTACAGAAAGGCTCAGAACAGTATAAACAGGCTCAGAAGTTAGCGAATGAAATCAAGGACATGGCGGGAACTGACCGCTGGAATAACAACTCCTATTTCGACATCGCTTTCAATGCTCTCGGACAGTTCATCAGTAAAGTACAGGCGACAGACGGCTTCGCTGCTAAGATAGCCGAAACAGTCGACAAGACGATGAACCCCTACGGAAAGAAAGTTGCGTTCATCAGTGACAAGCAATCATGGATATTGGCTGTTGCAGCCGTTGAAAATAATATAACACTATAATCATCATGGAAAGAATAATTTGGACAGTATTTGAGTTCTTCTGGGGACGCTTCGGAAGAAAGAAGTTAGTAAAGAAGTACAGGGTATGGTGGCAGCGGTTCTGGATAGCCGTGTTCGTCTTCCTAATCTTGTGGGGAATGGTATTGTTCCTCGAGTGGTGGGACGGTGTGGTTCAGTTCCTGAACTATGTGATATGGGGATAATAGTACAAATCAATAAATAAGGAAAGATATATGGAAGTAAAATTAAGAGGATTAGACCGCTACGAGGTAGAGGCTATTCAGTACGATGGTACAAACAGTGATGAAATCTGTCAGTTCATTCTTGAGCATGAACCCTACACACAAATCGAGGGAGCGTTCCTGAACAAAGGTACGGACAAGAAGATGATGGCGGTTATCGTCATTCCGTCAGGTGAAGACATTTTGGTGCGCGAAAAGGAGTGGCTCGTTTATGTTGAGGTTCCCTACGGAAACCAGAGTTCCTTCTACGTGATGACTGATGAAGAACGTCAGGACAGGTTCCAAGAAGTCAATGAAGATGACCTGTTCCCCTGGATAAAGGTTGAAGACGCCAAACCCAAAGAGGAGCAAGTCGTGATTGTCCTGTACAGAAAGTATGGCGATTTACAGGTTGCGAGACATCGCTTCTATAAAGATAGCAGCCTTGTCAACGGTAAATGGATTCATGCGAACAGCATTGTCATCGCTTGGCTTCCTGAACCTAAATCTGAGAGCGTATGACAGTCGGGGATATAATACAGGTCACGAATATAGCCACTGGGGAAACCCATGTGGCTCATATTGTACACGGTTCACCGTCCGCAGGAATATACGGTGATGACAAGGGAATGTCCTGGTGGGCTTCGGGTGTTCAGTGGACACGAACTATCGGTCCACATCAGACCGCTCCTAAGACGCATACCTGTACAGTAATAAAGACGGCTGAACAGGTACGTCAGGAAAGACAGAAAGAGCAACTCATGAAAGTTGCCAAGATAATATACGACGGAGTGAAGAGTGGTTCCTACTCTGTTGAGAATGTAGCCGAAGCAATAATGTATATAAGATGAGAACACTAACAGTTGAGAAAATCGGTGAGACCGAAAAGGCTGTTCAGTATCGTGTGACGTTCTGGATAGTTGAGAACCCCGGACACCCTGTGTGCTGGGAAGGAAAAGAGTATTACTTTGGTAGGTGGCTTCCGAAGCGTGTGGTCACTCCTATTGATGACACTCATATAGGTATTCCGAAGAAGTTCCTTGAGGAGACCATCGAACTACTGGCGAAAGGACATCCGTTCAGGGAAGTTCGCTATAATGCTCAGTTCAAACAGGAGACTCTACAATGGACTAAACCGACGAAACCAGAAAAATCTTGAAAATTCTTTGAAGATTTCCGGATAATTTCTTTGCTGATTCAATAGAAAGCACTATCTTTGTAATGTCAAATTAAATCAACAATGTCAAACAAATTAAAAATTAGAATTATGAAGACAACTGTAAACAACATCGCTTCCGAGAATGTAACCTCTTTCGTAATTAACGAAGATATGCTTAACGAAAAGAAGGCAATGAAGTACATCAGCAAACCTAACATGGTCGCTGCTATCAATGACATCTGTGCTGCTATCAAAGGTCTTAACAGCCTGTTCTCGCCTCAGGAGTACACCGAAGCCAACAGCAAGAAAGAACTGTTCGACGCTTATCACCGTTTCTACATCATCTATACTGACCTCCGCGACGCTGCTATTGAGGCTCGTCACCGTGAAGAAGAAAAGAAAGAACGTGAAGAACGTCGTCGTCAGGCTGAAATCGAAAAGAATATCAAGGAACTTATCAAACCAGTCCAGCCGTTAAAGAGCGAAGAGGAAGTCAAAGAAGCCTCTAAAGCCAATAAGAAGGCAAAGGCTGACAAGGCTCCCAAGAAGGAAAAGAAAGCCTCTGTAGAGGGCGAAAAGAAGTCCACTCCCCGTGTTGGTGACGCTGAGGCTCGCCTCTCTACCTACTCTGCTGAACTTGCTGAGAAAGAGGCTCTGGTTGCTAATGCTGAGGAGTTCGCTAAACTGTCAAAGGAAGACGCCAAGGCTATTCGCCACCGTATCGCTTCCCTCAAGCGTAAAATCGAACGTGCTAACAAGGCTCTGGGAACTAAATAAGGTTCAGTCATGAAAGAAATCCTGACATTCGTAGTGCTTCTGATACTGGGAGCACTACGTTATTTCGAATATAGACATCGTGAATAATTAATCCAATATATCATGGGAAAACTAATCACCAAAGAGGATGGGTACGAAATACGCTTGGGTCAGAAGAACCCAACCTGTTACCCGTGTTGCTTCGAGGGGTCGGTCTGTGCTTGTCGTAGCGACCTTTGCATAAAGCATCGAGACAACTATATCAGAGAGCATGGGAAACTCCCGCAGGGAGAAGGTATTTATCTCAGACAAGCGAAGTCATGAACGAAGAGGATACTTCCCTATATGGTAAGAACCGTGAAGGAAAGGTTGCTCTCTGTGAAACCTGTGCTTATGACGGTTATTGTCGAGACAAGATACGATATTATAGATGTAGAAACTATATAAAAATTAGAGACGATTATGACAAGAATGAAAGAAATGTTGCTGGCAACCGCTCTGATGATAGCGGCAGCACAATCAAGTGACCCATTCAGAACTCCTCAACGCAATACAGGGGTTCGACGTAATGACAACCAACGGAAGCCGAAACCCGTTGTTCGTGAGTTGAGGGAGTTCACTGTGAAAGGTCATACGATTATGGCTTACTCCCGCAAGGACGCTATTACACGGCTGAAACTTCAGAAGAAAATTTAGGAGTCATGGGCAACCCTGTAACAATGACGGAGAACCGCTTGGCGATACGTCGAGCGTTCCTTGATGGTAAGATTAATGCCGTGTGCGGATATCCAGGTATCGGCAAGACATATCTTACGATGATACACCCTATATTCATTGACGGGTTCTTTTCAAAACAGTATTACACCGACAAGAAGAAAGGTATCGTTAATCCTGGCTTCCCTGAAAACTATGCTCGGTTCTGTGTTGAGGCTATTGAGCGAGGTCAGATTGTCGTGTGTGCTATGCACCCGAAGGCACGTGAAGTGTTCGACAGCCTCGGGATGTCGTATCTGATGATTTACCCGAACGAGAACGAACGGGACAGATACTTCACAATCTACGACACTCGTCCTGATGAACGTGAATGGATAGAACTTAACAAGTCGACGTGGGACACGAAGATTGATTCAATCAGAAACGCAAAAATCCCTACGCATTGTTTCAAGGACGAAATCCCAACAGGCTTAAATCTCACCGAGTATCTTGAGGGACTCAACATCTTCGACCCTGAAGACCTGCTGAATACGCTCCTACGAAAGATTGCGGTTGAGCCTGTACCCAAGGAAGTACAGTGGTGGGAAGCCCAAGGACAGTTCGAGAACCTGATAGGAGCGGAGTTCCGCAGGGGGGGGGATTACCAAGCCGTTCTTCGATAACTTCTGCGATTCCCCAGCGTTCTATGCCAACGCCAGTCCAGATGTCGTAAGAAACTATTATATGAAAGTTGTTAAAAATCAGTGGTGGTCATGAAGACGAAATGGTACGAATATACGTGTGATGTCTGTGGTGCGGTTACTCACATCCGAGGAGGCTCTAATGCTGAGATACGACGTTACGACTGGATAGTCTCAGGGAATAAACACTACTGCTCAAAAGAATGTTACAATGAAGACAAAAGAAGAAATAGAGGCACACAGAAGAACTTGTGAGCATTTCAATACTACTCTCCTCGGAGATGGTCAAACGTGTTGTACAGCCGACTTGCGTGCCTTACCTACGTGGCAAGACCCAGGAGGTGATGGTACGGTTTACCCCTGTGGAGATGATTGTCCGTTTATGAAACAGTTTATAAATGAAGATAAAGATGAAGACATTGAAACCAATCATTCAGACGGAAGAGCCTGACAAGTATGGGCGAACCGTAAAGATAGGAATCACCGACGGAACGACAGCAACGTTCTTTCAGGTGATGTCACATGATGAAGTGAGAAATCTCCGTGACGAATTGACGAAGTTCCTAAACCACTCAGGAGCCGGAACCCCTGTGTTCGACTTCAAGAGTTTCGAAGGAATGCGCGACAGGGTAAAGGTCGGGGATACTGTTCGGGTACGTTTCGAAGAGTTTGGTATGCCTGACAAACACGTTGTCGGACGGATGGTACTTCCTAAAAGAGCCTATCGTGTGATAAAGATAGACGAAAGACGAGGGCAGCACCTGTCCGGGAAGGACTTGGAAGAGGGAAAGGTCAGAAAGTTTCACATCGAACAAATCATTGAAGTCCTATGAGAGTGAATAAAGCCATGCTGATGATACGGTTGATTAACCGTATCACGGCTGAAAGGAATTACTGGAAAGCAAAGGTTGAGGCTCAACTCGAAGGAAAGCCGTTTATCGAGAATGAACGGTACGAGCGTCGGAAGAATAAAATCACCCGTATAAGCCGACCCCAGTAGCCTGTTTGGAAAAATTTTGACGAATTTATCGGGAAACTCTTTGGAATGTCAAATAATGCCACTATATTTGTTCCGTCAAACAATTTAAATCATTTGGTTATGGGACATAAACGAGTTTTCAACATCATTACAAGTCAGTGCATAAACGGTCAGTGGGGAATTGCTGATATAGCGTTCTCAATCACCTCAAAGGAAAAGGCACTGTGGCAAATGGATACTATCAACCGCCTCACTGAAAGAGGAGAATGGTTTGTGGGAAGTGAGTGGCACTATGAAATTCAGAAAGATGAACTGAACCCTGTCGACGGTCAACCTCGTTTCGTACGGGACATCATGATAAAATGCGTTGAGACAGGGGTTCTCGTACTGTATCGTATGATAGAGTCTCCACTGAATAGTATGTACATTTCAAAATAATCCCGATATGGAAATCAATCAGAATAATAAGCCAGTGACAGTTACGTTCAGTGACGGCACTGTCAAACAAGTAATCTACGACTCAATAGAGTTTCTTGAGGGAGGCAATGTATCCCTTCGCGGACACTTATCAGACCCTCCTACTGAAACGGTCGTAGAGACGCCAAAAGAGGCTCCTATCACCCCACAACTACCACCCGAAAGACCTTATATGCGCAGGTACACGTTCAGGAGCGGTCTTGTGCGCTTCCTACACGAAGGACGTATGCGTACTGCTGCCGTCACTCACTGTACGGATAAGGCTTGGCGAGTGATGAATAAGGAGTTGGGAGTAGCGTGGTTGCCGAAGAATGTCATCAGGTGGAGTGAAATCGCTCAGCAGTTCTGTGTCATCGATGAGACGTATGAGTTGGACTTCACGTTTGATGTCAAACAGGGTATGGATGAATATCCGTCCTTATTCGACCCTGAGGATTTAGTTATAAACGAACTCGATTAATAGAAAGGAAAATTGATTATGATGGTGAATATGAACGGTCTGTGTTACAGAACATGGAGAAACATTCAAAAGGCGATTGAGCAGTTTGACTCGCCTGTGAAGTCATCGGGAAACTACCTGTTAAAACTTCAGGAAGTGTTCACTCCCGGACATACTCGTCAGATACACGTCCTCCCGAAACTTGGGGAAGGCTCACTTGGAGACGCTGCTGAGTATCAACGTGTGTCTGACAAATACTGTTGGGAAATTATAGTGGCTGACGATACAAGGTTTGGTCGTCATGTGAGTGTCTGTTCCTATTTCACCGAACCAGCGTTCGAGGTCTTTGCTGACACGCTTGGATGGAATGAACAACATCGTGAGCAGTACAGGCTGTCAACGGATATCGAGAAAGAGAAGAAATTACAAGAACAGTTCGCTCTGAAAGTCCTTGAGACAATCTGGGGTGAATATGGTCACACTATAAAAAGAATACCATCATGAGAAGATGCCGGAAATGTTACTGTACGAATCCAGCAGCCTGTCAAGCGTGTCGCTCGTATTACAGGGGAAGAGTGAAGAACACTCTTATCATTGCCTTTGTGATGTGCGTGGGTGGAATGCTGTTAGGCTGTATCTTGGCTCTTCTCATGATAGGAGTTTTTCTATTATTATAAACCAAAATGAGAAGTTATGCTGGAAACAGAAACAATCTATCCAGGCGGAAATCTGCCTAAACAGAAGTATCTCAAAAGAATGTGGCGTGGGCTTGCGGTTCTTTTGCTGTCAATTCTAATCATTCTTGTGATACGGTCGTGTGATACGACAGAACCTGTACCATCTCAGCCAGCGTTTGGCTGTGAGTACGCTGAAGAACAGGCTGTGGAGCCTGTACCTGAAACGCTCTTTGACGAGGTGTATGATTATATCTTTAAGTTAAGGATTGACCATCCGGACATCGTCATGGCACAATGTATTGAGGAGTCCGGAGGCTTCACTTCTAAACTGTTTGTAGAGGGACACAACTGTCTGGGAATGAAAGTTCCCGGAAGCCGTCCCACTCTGGCTGTCGGAACTATGTTAGGTCATGCCCGTTTCAACTCGTGGCGGGAGTGTATAGCCGACTATGCTATATGGCAGAGTACATTTGCCCGACGGCTCACAAAGGACGAATATTTCGCCTATTTAGACAAAGTTTATGCGGAGAAGAAGGGATATAGCAGTCGTCTTAAAGCGATAATTCAGTCTCGAGGACTGTAACCTGACTCCGGAGAAATCACGTATCTTTAACATCAACAAATAATTTCGTATGGAAACAAGAATTAAAACAGCCTTGGACGGCTTTCGTAAATCAGTGCTTGACGCACACGGTATGGACTTCCTAATTGTAGGTTCACTCGCTCTTCACGAGTTGGGCATGGAAACGGCTGAACCTCACGACATCGACATGGAGGTCAAATGCACACCCGAACAGGAACAGAGTATCTTTAAGTTACTGTCGGACTCTCAGAAGAACACGATGTATCAGATGAAGGAGCAAGAGGATTACCTTTCCAACGCTGAACGTCGTATGGATAAAGTGACATGGAAGCATAAGCCGTATCTCTTTCAGTGGGGAGACGTTATCATCAACGTATGGGTGGTGAGTGAGTTCAGTCACGAGTATGTTACACTCGACAGCGGAATCAAGTTCGCAAAGGTGATGTCTGTCATTCGTAAGAAGATAGCGTATCAGCGCAACAAAGACCGAGCATTCCTAATCAATCTCGCATATCGCTTCCTTGGAATGGTGGGCGCAAACGGGAAGAATTTATCCGCTGTATTCAATCAGGACTGCCGATAATTCGGGAGTCCAAAGGGATTGATAAAAACTATCAACCGAAAAACGACGTTATTATAACACGTTTGAAAATAGAAACATTTTATTCACTAAATTTAAAAAGAAATGAGAAAGTCAGAATTCGTGGCAGCAGTTGCCAAAGAGGCTGGTATGAGCCAGAGAGACACCGAGAAAGTAATCGACGCACTGAATCCGGTGATTGTCAAGACCTGTGTTGAGGACGGTGACGAAATCAGCCTACCTTTCGGAAAGTTCAAACAGAAAGTCAACCCTGCTAAAACAGGCACGAACCCGTTGACTCAGAAACCTATGAACGTTCCCGAGTCTCACACACTTGCTTTCAAGGCTTCCAAAACCGTGAAAGTGGTTGTTGAACCGAAGAAAGGTAAAAAGAAATAAGTCCGTGAGGATGTGATTTTTGTTTTAGTCATGATTGGAAAGAGGTTGCCTGTAACGGGTTGCCTCTTTCCTTATTCATAGAAGCCACTGGCGGTCGCTCTACGAGATTTACCCCTGTTGGCTGGTACATTTTATTCCCCGTATAGTTATAATCGCTTAAATCGTCTAATATGAACGCAAGAATGGATAAGGATAGCACAGTCACCCTGTCAGGGTTCTGTGAACACGTAATCAGTAAGACTCAATCCGAGATATACAGAATAACAGGTTCATCTTCCCTAAAAATTCAGGACGGAAAGGCTCGTAGAAGAGAACGCAGAGCCGAATTGAGGAAAAATCGGAAGAAATAATGAAGATTTTCCGGATGAACTCCTTGGATATTCGATAAATGGACGTATATTTGCTCAGTCAAATCAAACAAGTTACGTCATGAAAGGTTCAAGATACTACAAAAATTTAGACTTCAGCAAGCCAGTAGGGACTCACCGCTATGTTGATAACATCAAAGACCGTCGACAGTTAGCAAAGGTTTGCCTCGTGGCTATGGCTCGTATCAATCAAGCCGAACAGGGTTCAATCACAGAACCCTATGAATTGGCTTCCTCATCAATGAAAGACGGACGTACACTCATTCAAACTATCTACGAGGATGGTTATGTTATGTATAATGACGGATGGTTCATTGTCGAATGCGATGAGGACGGGACACTTTACGTTGATGTAACAGGTACAGCGACTCGAGAATGTCCGGAGTACGAAAACATGGAATATATCATGGACGCTGCCTGTCGCGAGGGTCACGAAGAGTGCCTCAAGGCTTTGGCTGAGTATGAAACCAATTAAATATAGATAGTTATGGATAGAAATGTAAAGCAGTTGGAGTATGTATCTCCTGAAATCAAGTACAAGAATGGTCCAATGGATACCTTTGTTCACGTGGACTTCATTCACCGTTGGTTCGGTGTTATTGATACCAAGAAGATGGTGAAGTACGGTGCTCATGCCAATGTGGTATTCGGGACTGACAAACGACAGTACACGTTTCGTGAGGGTTGGCTGATAGGGTTCAGAAGAATTCCTGAGTCAGAGGCTCGTGTGATAGTACAGAATGAGAAGAGCGACACGTGGGTTCTCCGTCGTGATTGGGCAAAGGTCTTCGAAAAGATGACTCCTCAGAAGGCAGCGGACTTCAAGATAACTTCCTATAAGGACGTTCTTGATGAAATGGCTGAATACTTTATGAACGGTGACGACTTTAAGAACGCCACGTTCCTTTGTAAAATCACTGAAACAAACAAGGCATGATAGCAATCAGCGACAAATTAAGACATCAGGTCATGAAACTGGCTGAGCAGTACGAGAAGCCTGAGTTCATTACTGACGACCCTGTACAGTTCCCCAGACGGTTCGGATACAAGTGTTCTCAGGAGATAGTGGGCTTCATCGCTGCTTGGTTAGCGTATGGGAACCGGAAAGCCATCCTCTCTACCTGTGAGAAACTATGTAAGGAGATGGAACGTCTGACTCCCTATATGTATATCAAGAACATGGGTTGGCGAAAGTACATTGACTCGGAGGAACCTCTGTACCGTTTCTTCAAGGAAAAGGACTTCGCTGACCTGTGTCGTGCGCTCAAGGAGATTTACGATAACAACGAAGATATGGAAGAGGCTCTGTCAAAGAACTATACTCGTACGATGGGAGCCACAGATTATCTCGATGCGCTGATAAGCCTGTTCCCTGGAGTGAAAGGTATCCCCCAGGATTCGAAGTCTGCCTGTAAGCGGTTGAATATGTTCCTACGATGGATGTGCCGTCGAAACAGTCCTGTGGATTTAGGTATCTGGAGTTTCATTCCCCAGCCATCTCTACTCATTCCGCTTGACACTCACGTCGCAACCGTTGGTCGTCAATTGGGTCTCATAACGGGCAAAGGCGATAGCATGAATACAGTGCTTGAACTTACTACGAATTGCCGTAATGTCTATCCGTTGGACCCCTGTAAATGTGATTATGCCCTGTTTGGGTACGGTGTAAACAATAAAACCAAGAAAGAATCATGAAGAAACTATTGAGGAAACTGTTCCTATACTTATTCAAGGAGGACTTCCAAAGAATGGAAGCGTTGGAACGAGACTTGAAAGGGTTAATTCACCGCCAGAAGTGTGCAACCTCTTTGGCTGAGGTTCGTGCTGAACGTATCAGAAAACTCCTGGGGAACATCGATGTTTCAGTTGATGTTCATCATCGTTCAGGCTCATGGGCTGTCGTATCTTTACAGGGTGGGAAGACGGACTACATTAAATTCGTTGACCTCGATGAAAGAAGTCTCAGGGAGATTTCCTCCTTCCTACGACAGTTTGACAGGCAGAATGTCAAGATTGACGCCAACCCCTTTGATAGAAAAATGTTAAACGAAGAAATATATCGGATATGAAAAGATTGATGATTATTACAGCCGTGTTTGCACTCCTACTTACAGGGTGCGGCACACGTGTCAGTCATGACACGCTCATAGAACTGTCGGTGAATTGCATCACCGAGTACCAAAATCGAGTGAATGATATTCACCCCAAGAGTCTGGACGTGTCAATCAATGAGTTGGCTCAGAAGGAAGGTCTTGAAACTCGTGTTGCTACTTCTGAATACAGCGGAAAGGAGTACCAATATTCAAGAGCCTATCTTGATGACGGGACTGAATATTCAATTTCAGCGACAGACCACGGGGACTTCTTTTGGGTTCTTATAACGATAGTCAATTCTCAGGATAATACAATTCCCCGAAAGATGTGTGAACGTATCCGCTCGCTCGCATTTGAGAGAGGCTTGACGCTGTCACGTAATAAACTCTCAGACAAAATTGTGGGAGGGGATTTAGTGGTAAGTGATATGCTGAATGGAGTTGTAATAAGTATAGAGCATGACTAAGATAGGTATCATCGGAGCCGGAACAGGGGCACTTCCATCAGAAGTTCTTAGGATGGCTGAGGAAGCGAATGTTGAGATTGTGGAACTTGACAAGGATTTCTCTCCTACTGACATTCCTCAATTCGAAGACAGAGTGTACACTATTCAGCCACGACCTGAACTTCCCCACATTGAATGGTGCGAGCCTGTACGGTTTGGAAAGGGAGGTTCGAAAAGTGGTAGGAGCGAGAAGCAAATCCGCAAGGACAGGAAGAGAAGCAAGGCTCGAAAAACTCATCGACGGAAGAAATAACGTATTATATCAGTCACGTGACAGTGAATAAACATCAGCGGTTGCGCAGCCGTTGAGGTATTTAGTAACAATTTAAAATTCAAGACAATGAAAAAGGATTTCATTACTGTTTCCCCTGACAATGGGGGGGGGGTACGACCCAAGTGAACGTGGTTGCTGACCCCAATTCAACATTTCAGTCTCGCTCAGCGACACTGAACTTCTCTGCTGGGGGG